CATTCCCCATTCTTGTTCTTTTTCAGGTTCTAATTCTGAGTATCCCTGAGGTACTTCTCCTGGTGATCCACCTTTAGGTGTTGCGACTGAACGTCTACCATACATAGATGCTAAATCATGTGGTGTACCGTATGTAGTACCAGATTTAGCTGGATCGTTACCTTCATTCTCAATCTGTGCAACTCTAAATGCACGTTTAGTATCTTCTCTGACTAAGTCTCTTTCTTCCATATATTGATCTTCTGACATATCGAATATATTCTCATATATGTAATCTGAAGAGAACATTTTAGTATCTTTCATTTGAGCAGCTAAGTCTACCTTTTCTTTTAATAGAGCAACTTTTTCTTGATCAAATATAACAGATGCCGTAGAAAGTTTAATATCGAAGTTTGTTAATGATTCTCCAGTAAATCCTTGAGTGTATAGGTGGACTAAAGCAATTTTAGTTAATTCTGATTCTATAATCTTCTGTATACGTTCTACTGTTCTTGCAAATCTTATATCTTCTGCTGCAAGAGTTGCTTTACCTGATAAGTCTCCTTCATACCCAAAATATGCTTTTGGAATCTTAAGAGCTGCAAATAGTTTAGATTGAAGATATTCAACATCTTTAGTACCATCGTACTCTAGTCCTTTAGTAGTTTCTATACGAGTAGAAGTATCACCACCTCTGACAGGTAAGTAAAAATCTTCCATCATGTTCTGCATGTTGAACTTTAAATTATATTGTCCTGTCTGAGAATCAACATAAGGGGTCTTCTTTAAAGAACTTATAGTCTTTTGCATAAACTGATCAACCTCATTAGGAGGTATAGAACCAACATTAATGTAGAACATTCTCTTCTCAGGTGCTCTCATTATACGATGTATTAACATCGCATCTTCCATTAAGTTTAATTGTTTGTAAATTTTTCTACCTGGTTCTAAGTATGAACGGCCGTAAGGTAGGTATGAAGTATCAGATAAAAGTCTAAAGTGAGCTACTTCGTAATTATCAAATACTATTTTCTCTTTATTGTTAGATTTTTTATAATAAGGATCTGCTCCTGCTGCAATTCCGTCAGGCTCTAGAATAAATTCTACCTTTTGTGGATTTTCAGGATCATGACCTTCTGATCTTATAACATTATAAACTGTGTAAGGTAACACGTTATATACTCCGAACTTCTCTGCTATCTCTAGCTTTAAGTAAAAGTCTCCGTACTTAAGCATATTACGTGTCCATGACCATAAATTAAACTCAATGTTTAATACGTCATAGAATAGGTTATATAATACTTTTTGTATATTTTCGTCAGATGATTTAATAGCTAGGACTTCTCCTTGATCATTTTTGATTGTAGTTTCATCTGATATAATATCTAAAGCAGAAGCTATAATAGGATCAGTATCCATTGCTTCATAATCAGAGTATAATTGTACTCTAAGTGTCTGGTAATTAAGATTTGGGTTATATACATTTCTAGTATTGTGAATGTATAGTCTGTTAAATCTGTCTACTAAAGAATTAGTATCGTATTTACCAGTTTTCTGTATACTGTTGATATCAGCTACTTTAAGTTGATCTCCTCCTATATTACGTATTACTACGTCATTTGAGAAAAGTCTCTTAAGTCTACCGAATAAAGAAGTGTCCGCCATTTAAATGCAGTTTATATATAAATAGATCTATTTTAACAACCATGTAATATCCTCATCACCTTGGGCTGTCTTCATAAGATAAGGATTTTCGTTCATATAACCAACTGGTTTAACAACAGCTTGATTTCTTGAGTTTAGGTTATTAAACGATGATAATTGAGCTCTTGCTAAGTCGATACCTTGTTGTCTCAACTTAAGTGCAGTATCTCTTACATATAAAGCGGTAGCACATGATATTATAAGGTCATCGTTATATCTATCTTGAGCTTGAGCTTTTCCGTTTTTCCATACAAATACTCTCATTTCGGATAAGAGTCTTTTGGATTGTATAGTAACAGAATGATCTCTAACGTACTCTATCATCTTGGCTATTACTAAAGGTCTCGTTCTAGCTGACATAGTAAAGCCTGGGACTAATTTATCTCTTTCATACTTGTACATATAAGACTCTACTGATTCCATATTATTGGTAGTACTATAATACATGTTTCGATACTCTCTTTCAAGTATCTGTTCTATTGTAGCCCATCCAATATTTGCATTTTCGCAAACTAGTAGAGCGTCATTATATTCTGATGCTATTCCTACTAGTACATTGCCGAACTCTTTCGGTGAGAGTTTACCTTTATATTCTGCGACTTGGGTACAAGTTTCAATATCAAAAATATGGAACGCAGAATAATCCTGTCCGTCTCCTCTAGCGACGTCAGCTACAACCATATAAGACTTAGAATAATCTACTCCTTCCCATACCCATAAATTACCATCTACACCTCTTCTCTCTAAAGGATCTTTTAGGTATGTTTCTTCGTAGTATGCCATATCTTCTGGTTCAAATACTGTATCACCGGAAGCTAAGAAATCACAGTCACATTCCTGTCCTGCCATTTTAGGTCCTAAATCTTGATCTTGAGTATCCCTCCAGCTTTGATCTCTTTCCGGATGAACTGTCCAAGGTAATCTTATAGGTAGAAAACTATTTTCTCCACTTTCTGCTTTTTCCCATGTTTGATGGAACCAGTTACCTATACCATTAGGGGTAGACAGTGCCATACATTGACCACCCGTCGCTAAGGTTTGTTGAGCTGCAGTAAAGGTTTCGTCTACGTTATCTATAAAGGCGGCCTCATCCATAAGGAGTAACGATACTGCTTCTGATCTTGCAGCATCAGGTGATGATGATTTAGCTTGTACTTTAGATCCGTTTTTTAATCTTAACGATAATTTATTCTTTTCTACTGATGGCAATCTTAACCATTTAGGTAACTCATCATACATAAAGATAACTTTGGTTACCAAGTTACGAGCAGTTGCTTGAGTAGTTGCCAGTGCTAATATGTTCTTATCTTTATGAAATAACATTAACCACAAACTGTATGCTGCTGCTAAAGTAGATATACCTAACTGTCTAGACTTAAGTGTGATTAAGTACTGGTTGTCTCTAAATAAATGGAGTACTTTTTCCTGAAAAGGATAAAGGTTAAATAATATACGGCCTCTAGTAGGGTGCTGAATATGGCAATACTTCTTCATAAAGTACGCCGGATCTTTAGCACACTTGATATACTCCTGTGCAATTATTTTTTTTATGTCTTGTGCCATAACTTATTAAATATCTAAATCCTTGTAATTTAGTACCAGAATATTAGCTCTATCGGTTCTTTTATTGTACCTTTTTGCAGGTACTGTTCTGATGGTTATGCCTCTACCATAAATGCCCGTATCTCTTGTAGCTTTAGAAGCATTTCTTTCAAATCTAATTATCGGTTTATCGTCCTTTTGATTAAAATGACCTTCTTCAGTGTAGTTACCAGCTGTTTGAATAGTAAGTAAGCCGTTTTCGAATTTAAAATCTCCATCAGTAAAAGTTGCTTTTACTACAACTGCATTGTCGGAACCGAATGCCAAGGTAGCAAAATCCATATCTGGTGCATCAAGTACATAAATACTCCCGTAAGGTTTATTATTTTTTGGATTCATCATATTTAGTAGAAAAGGATTATTTTCGTCTTGAACTAATTTTAAATCCTCTGTTCCTTCTAAACCGGGTTCCAATACTGCTTTAAACACGTCTTTATGTGTACTCATAGCAGAAGACCACCTAAATGCTTTATCTTCTTTTACCGATATAGCTTCTTTCTTTCCGTTACTGTAGAATATAACGTCAGCCTTTCTATTACCTGTAGTTTCTTTTCCTACTCCTTTAGCATGTTCAACGTTGGTGTAATCTATAGTGACTTTATTTTTTCCTACAAACTTAACATTTATAGGACCTCCATTAACAGCAATTGCTTCTTCAACTTTGGTTACCAGTGCATCTTCATTATCTAGACCTGCATTTCCAATACTTGTTTGATTCTTATGTATTACTTCTATACCTTCTGGTGTAACATATCCTCCTGCGCTAGATCCTCTCACTTGCTGCTTTTCATATCCAAGATTAGCAAGTGCTTGAAAAACTTCTTTCCTAGGCCTATCAGTATATACTATAATACGATTCTTAGCATGAGCGATGATTTCATCATCATCGAGGTTTAACTTCTGTATTAGGTCTTTACCGAGTTCCTGTGCTTCAGGAGAAAGGTATTCAAATGGATGTTTCGCTTCACTTAAAAAATTAAAACCAAACATAGATTCAAACAG